CCACTGCGCCGTGCTCCAGCCCGAACTGCTTAACGAGAAGTTCGTCACGGCCCCCGAGTGCGACCGCCGCACCAAGGACGGCAAGGCTACCTATGAAGCCTTCCAGTCCTCCCTCAAGCCCGGTATGACTGTCGTCAGCGCCGAGGAGTCTGCCGAGTGCCATATCATCGCATCCGCTGCCAAGGCCGCCCTCGAGCGTGCCGAGGTCACCTTTGAGATGACCGAGTTCATGTTCACCACGGATCACTGCGGAGTGCAACTCAAGTGTGCCATCGACGGTGTCGGCACCGATGGGTACCTCTACGACCTCAAGACCACCGAGGACGCGTCCCCTGCTGGCATCCTGAAGTCCATCCGGGCTTACCGCTACAACCTCCAAGCCTACTTCTACCGCCTGTGCTTCGAGACCGCCTTCGAGCGCCGCGTGCTTGGCTTCCGCTTCCTCTTCGTCGAGAAGGCCCCGCCCTACGCCACGGCATGGGTGGAGATTGGCCCTGAGCTGATGTCCTACGCCTGCTCCGACTTTGAGAAGGCGCTGCAAGCCTACCGCGAGTGCACGACCCTCGGCGAATGGCCTGCCTACGGTGACGAAGTCCAGGTCATCGACATCAAGGGACCGACCACCTCCACCGCTATCACCTTTGCCTAACAACTAATTTCCTTGGCTGTAGGCTTGGAGGCTCCCTGCGATAAATGGCCCCCATGTCTTCCTTACATCGGAAACAGTCCTTAACCTGAGCAGTAATTGCGAACCCTGTCATTGTGTACAGGGACGAAAAAACAGGAGGAAAAACTTTCACCCACAAATAACATGACCACCGAAAACAACGATCGCCCCCCGCTCACCTCCATCTCGACCAACGGCACCTACCGCCTGAAGCTCATCAAGCCCAAGTTCGAGAAGGTCAAAGTCTGGGAGGACGGCACCTGCTCCGCCCGCCTCTTCTTCGTCGACGACAAGGGCTTCTGCCTGTCGAAGAACTTCTCCACCAAGTACGGCAAGGCCCTCGCCATGCTCGTCGGCAAGTACTCCGGCAAGTTCACCGAGGAGATCAGGCTCGACGCTACGGCTGCCGAGTACCTCCAGTACCTCGAGCCCGCTTGCGGCCAGACCATCCTCGTCGGCGTGGAGTGCGAAGCCAATGGCGAGTACAACGGTCGCCCGCAGTATAAGTACAAGATGACATACCCCAAGGGCTCCCAGAAGCCGACCGTCGCTGACACTCTCCCTGACGCTCCGCCCTTCTAACCCATGACCGAAGCACCCACGCCGATGGCCGCTCCTACTCTCGTCCTGATCAGTGGGTTCGCCCGGGCAGGGAAGGACACGCTGGCCTCGGGCCTGCTGGAATGGTCGACCCGCCCCGCCGAGCACATTAACTTTGCCGACGCGCTGAAAGAGGCCGGCAATCACTTCATGGACTACCTCGGGCTCGACGGCAACTTCATGGCCGAAGACTTCAAGTGCGAGAACCGCGACGCCCTGGTTGCCTTCGGTAAGTTCGCACGGCGCCTCGACAAGGACGTCTTCGCCCGACACTTCGCCAACTGGGTGCCGGTGATGAAGCACCACGATCAGGTCAGCCCCGAGACCGTGGTCTGCTCCGACTGGCGTTACATCAACGAGCTGCGGGTCTGTCAGGACATCCTCTGGGAGAAAGGCTGGAAGGTCCGCACGGTCTACGTCTCGACCGCAGGCGTCGGCCCCGCCAACGATGAAGAATTAGACAGCATCGCCGAGATACGTGCCTCGCACTCCTTTGACCAGGAGTACATCTTCAAGCCGAATGCTCGGCAGCAGATCATGTCCGAAGGACGCATCCTCGCAAAGTCGTGGAGGCTCTAACCCTCGAGACGGTGGCATGGGCCCGCAAGGTTGGCCTGTCCCCTGATCGCGTTGCCTTCCTACTGGCCTGCCCCAAGTACACGGTGAGCAAGGGCCACCGCAAGTCTGACAAGGTCATCACCGACAACCCGAACCACCACCTGCAACGCCTGGGCGACTGCTACTGGTTCCGCCTGCGTCGTCGAGGTACTGACATCGTCGAGAATATCGGCCACGACCTCCTAACCGCCCGTCAGCGCCGTGACGAGATGCTTGCGGCCTTCGACTCCGGCCAGCCCATCCCTCACCTGAACACCAAATGAGCACCCCGACCCGTTTCGTAGCCTTCGGTGATAACCACGGCGACATGGCCGACCATGAGGCCACCGACGCCCTCTGCGAGTTCATCAAGGACTACAAGCCGACCGTGCGCGTGCACCTCGGCGACTGCTTCGACTTCCGATCGCTGCGCCGTGGCGTAGGCAATGACGCTGAGGGCGCCGAGTCCCTGATGGCCGACATCCAGGGCGGCGAGGATTTCCTCGCCCGTACCAAGCCCACCGTCTACCTGATGGGCAACCATGAGCACCGCACCATCGCCCTCCAGCACACCTCGGGCTCGGCCATCGTCCGCGACTACTGCTCCGACCTCGAGGCCCGCATCAAGACCGCCGCCAAGAGCTGCGGAGCCAAGACCATCCTGCCCTACCACGCCGAGAAGGGTGTCTATCGTCTCGGCCCGGTGGCCTTCATCCACGGTTATGCGCACGGCCTGAACGCCACTGCCGAGCAGGGCAAGCACTACGCTGACCGGGGAGGCGCTCTAATCCACGGCCACACGCACACACTCGCCCAGGTTAACTTGACCAAGGCCGAAGGCGGCGCCGCATTCTCCGCCGGCTGTCTCTGCCAGAAGGACGCCATGGCGTACGCATCGCACCGCCTGGCGACATCCCGCTGGGGCTCAGGCTTCGCTGCTGGATGGGTCGACGGCCAAGACTGGAAGGTCTGGCTTGTCCACCGCGTCGGCAAGAAGTGGGTCTGGACTACCGACCTCAAGGTCTACACCCCGAAGGCACGGACATGAAGCCCTTCGACGCTCGCGGGCTAGTCGACGCCCTCCGTGGCTCGACCGGGGAAGATATCGATGGATGGATCAGAACGATGGACATCCTGCCCCTCATCGGCGTAAAGACTTTAGCGGGCTCACGACCTATCCTTGCCCGCATCGTCAGGGCTGGATTCGCAGAAGAGCGCCGCGTCGGCTGGCGATTGCTCTACCGACTGTCAAAGAGGTTTAAGACTTGGGACGATGCAAACGTCGCCTCCCAAGAGCTCGAGCGCTTCAAGGCCCCCGATGGATGGGTCACCCTTGGGCAGTACGCCCGCAAACTCCGGCGCACCGTTCGCGGCATACAGTACCGGCTCGATAGCACTGACATCGCCTATCGCGTCTACAAGACGCCAAGGCCTGTCCCGCATTACCGACGCATAGACCTCGACCGCCTACTCCGCAAAGCACCTTGACCCCGGGCACCCACGCCCACAAACCCCAACCCCTTCTTCCATGACTCCTCCGAACAACGTGCCGGCGGAACGCCACCTCCTCGGCGTCCTCCTCCGTGATGCGCTCCCTCTCCCTAGTGATCTCAAGCCCTCCGACTTCTTCGAGCCTGTCCACCAAGACATCTACGCGGCGGCCCTGTCCCTGGCTGTCGATGGTGTCCCTGCCGATGAGCTCACCGTCTCACAACGCCTACGCGAGGCCCGCTCCCCTGTGGACGCTGCCACCGTCTCACTCTTGGTCAGCGATGCCGGTGCGTCGACATATCGCCCTGAGCATGTCGACCTCATTACCGACGCCGCCCTCCTCCGTGAGGCATCTAACGCGGCACACAACGCCACCGACCCGGACACACTGCTCGACCACTATGCTCGTCTGGCAGATAAGCGCAAGGGCTCGAAAGCCAAAGCCTCTCACGGCCCGCAGCGCATGGACTTCGACTACCTACTCACCGCTGACCGTAAGAACGACCCGAACAACATCCTCGGCAACCGCTGGCTCTGCAAGGGCGGGTCACTCCTGATCGTCGGGCAGTCGGGCACGGGCAAGTCGTCGCTGATGATGCAGGCCGCCGTTCATTGGGCGCTAGGCCGTGACTTCTTCGGCATCAAGCCAGTCAAGGCACTGCGTTCAATCATCGTGCAAAGCGAGAACGACGCGCTCGACTGTGGCGAGTCTCTGCAAGATGTCGTGGCAGGTGCTTACCTCGACTCTGGTGAGATCGCGCAGCTGAGAGACCACCTCGCCATCTACCGCGACACCGTCAGCACTGGCACGACCTTCACCGAAATGCTCAAGGCCCTCATCATCGAGCACAAGGCCGACATCGTTTTCGTCGACCCTCTGCTCTCCTTCGCGGGCATCGACGTCTCTGACCAGGAGCAGGCGTCCAAGTTCCTGCGCCATGACCTCGCCCCGATCCTCCTCGAGACAGGCGCCGTCCTCGTCGCTATGCACCACACCGGGAAGCCCAAGACCTCAGCCGACAAGGAAGGCCACACCGTCGCCGACCTAGCCTACGCGGGCCTAGGCTCCTCAGAGTTCACTAACTACTTCCGCGAGGTAGCCGTCCTCTTCCGCTGCCAAGGCGAGGAGCCCATCTACAAGTTCGGCCTGACCAAGCGCCGTGGCCGTGCCGGCCTCAAGGACGCCTCCGATCAGTTTAAGTCCGAGATTTACATTCGCCACGCCGCCCAGAAGGGGGTCATCCGCTGGGAATACAGCCAGCCCCCCTCCCAGAGTGCCACCGACCCAGCCCCAAGGGATAGCGATTCCCGCCACGCTAAGGGGTCGCCAAGGCGTTTGAACATCAACTGAGGGTCAACACCCGTACCCCCACCCCTTGACCCATGCTTACCCCCCTCTCAACATCCAACTCAACATCCGTCCCCTATACTTCGTATAAGGGTGACTCTAGTCTCACCCCTTGTCGCTTACGCTCGGGGTTCGACCGAGTCTCTGGCGAGGAGGCAAGTCTAACGCGATGACCAAACCTAACCGTACTACCGCGCGGAGAGGGTGGGTCTTGCGCAGGCTGAGTCTGACCAGGCTTAGGCAGAAGGCTTGGCGTGAACAGCCGGAGAGGATGGAGGGTATCCGCAAGCAGGCCACCGAGAAGGCAAAGGCAATCAAGGATGAGAAGAACAAGAACCTCATCGCCCTGATCAGTACCTGGCCGGAGAGGCTGACCTGCGATGAGCTGAAGGAGATCGTGGCAAGGGACATCGACTACGAGGGGAAGTACTCATCGCTCACCTACAGGTTTACGCGTAAGGGTTTACTGAGATTCATGGCTGATGGACTATGGCACAACCTTTGCCACTTGCCCGCTGAGTAACATCCTTACCAAATGCAAGGGTGACCAAACGGGCCAAGCTCAACGACCTGACCGCACCCGCGCCGGATGCTAAGTCGTTCGACGCGTGGTTCTTCTCGCAGACCAAGAAGGAGCAGGAACGGATGCGCGAGAACGGTGTGCTGCCTTACCGTGAGATGGTGCCGAGTAAGCACGTCTTTGCCATCGACCCGAACAACCGGGCATGGGCAGTTACTGATACGCCTATCGAACGTACTGAGGTCGACGCGTTTATCTCACGCGATCATGTGGGCGTGATGCTGAAGGCGTTCATTGATGCGCTTGCCTGCTCTGATTCATTCTACATCAGGCGTCACGTCGAGCTGGTACGCTGGGCGCTGTCACTCCCTGGCTGTCTGTCCTCGCGTGCCATCGGTGGGATGTATGGACGCTCGCACTTCTGGATGCGATCGCGCGCTCGAGAGATTCAGATGCGCGTTAACTCTGACGCGTGCGGGATGTTCCCTCACGTCAATGCCAAGCGGGACAAGTTCAAGCAGGCACGACGATGAATTCCAATGATAGCATAAGTAGAACCTATTAAACCTACTATGACCCAACGCGTACCTACTGAAGAACGTTCACCTGCACTGAAGTCTTACTATGCTAACCTTGAGGCCAATCGTGCTAAGATGCGCGAGAAGGCTAAGGCCCGGTACTATGCACACAAGGAAGAGAAGCTACTGAGGAACGCCAAGTATCGTAAGGACAACCCAGAGAAGTGGAAACTTATCAAAGAGGTATCCAACAAGAAGTATAACAAGCGCAGGTTCTTCTTTGTCCGTGCGTGCAGCATTGCCATGCGACTGAATGATGCGACTGAAGCCGAACACTTGGCAAAGGTGTTAGCTCGTGCATGGTACAATCAACGAGGAGTCTGTGCATACACTGGTAAGAGATTAGATAAGAACGCTCAGGTAGATCATAAGACACCGGTCTCGCGTGGAGGTAGCAACGATGCATCCAACCTGCATTGGGTTACTGCTGATGCTAATTGGGTTAAGCGTTCTCACACTCACGAGGAGTTCATCGCCATCTGCACAGACATCGCCGCGTACATCGAGGCCAACAAGCATGGCAAATGAGCCCTATACCCCCGTGGCAGGTAGTCTTCTAGACCCCCACCCCCTTCTGGCGTGGCCCGACAC